ATCAACGTACTTGGTGTGTAATCTTCCTTGCTCTGCCCATTTGATAAGGTCTGAGTTAGAAGGCATTTCTGCTCCTACCATTCTAATGAATGAGGAGATTGTTCTGTTACCATATCTTTCGAATTCTTTTTCGTAAGTATCTGGTAAATACTGATTCAAAAAGTTGAAGTCAGTAATGTAATTCGAAGCCAAAGGTGTTTGATGCGAACTTGGTTGCAAATCAAAACCTGGCGTAGCTTGGACTGATCCTGCCATAATTTTTATTTTTTTAAATTAATTATTTTCTTTTTATACTTCTAATTTTAAGTCCTCTTCCACTGTCTGTGTTTAAAGACTTAAATTGTGTTCCTCCTTTGCTTGTCACTTCTGGTGCTCTACGATCAGACATATTGATATTTTTTGTCTTACGCATCACATCTTCTGTGGCATTAGCTTTACCTTGCTCATAAAAGAACTGGGCAAATTTTTCAGGATTCTTTGCAATTGCTACACTCCTATGAAAACCTGCAGAATCTTTCAAAAGACCATTGTCATCTAAATACTTGGTTGCCCAACCACCTGGATTCAATGCATTCTTTTTTAGTTCCTCTACACTTCCTGGAGAATAAGTTAATGTATCTTCACCTATCTTAAATTCAAAACCTTTGAACTCTGGTGTAAATACCTCTAACGTTTTAGAGTTATAAACCTCTTTCTTTCTCTCAGTCTCTTCTTCATAAGACTTCGCATTTGCGATGTATTGCCTATAGCCTTCCATTTCTTCATCAGAGACATTTGAAGTCTGCGTTCCCCTTGACTCAAGTGGTTGCTTATACTTCTCTTGCATTTCTTTGAAGTAATCTTTTGCTTTAGCAATAGCTTTTTTCTTCTTTAGCTTAATTTTTTTTACGTCTGCTTCTTCATCTATGTCTTCATCAAAAGAATAGTCATCCATTAAGGTTTCTATATCCTCTTCATCAAGACCATCTTCCGTAGCACGTAAATAATCTCTAAGTAAAGAATCAGGGTTTAACTCATCAAAATCTTTTTGTAGTTCTACAAAATCTTTGATTCCTCTCCCTGTATCTTTTTTATATTTAAAGTAAGCAGCGACATCTTCAGGTAACTCTTCCTGAGTTTCTCGCTGACTCATTAACTCATCAAATGAATTAATTTCTTTATTATATCTTTTACCAATATATGAAAGAACGTCTTTCTCGTTTAATTCAGCAGGCTCTTTTGTCTCATCAGGAGTAGCAATTACCTCTTTATTTTCAACAGGCGTATTATCTACTTCTTCTTTTTTTGTTTCAAGACCTTCTTCATGTTTATCTAAAAGCTCTTGTTCTACCTGTTGTACAGACTTTTCTTCTCCTACTGTTACTTCTTTTACTTTGAATTCCATATGATTAAATTTGATTATTACAAATATAAGAAAAAAATAATACCGATTTTAGACATTATCTAGGCTCAAACTCAGCTAGATCAAACCCATCTAAACTGTCTTCATTAGATTCAAATCTTTGTGGTGGTAAATTATTTTTTCTTTGATTTATTAGTCTTGACTGTTCTTGATTAGCTTGAGATATTCTAGCAGACTTTGCACTTTCTCTTTGAGTTTCTCTTTGGGCAAGTGCTTGTTCTGAAATGTCTCTTAACTTCATATTATAATCAAACTCTTCAGCCATTAATTTACTTTTGAGCATAGCCTCATTATTTTGCTTTTCAATCTCAAAGGCTATCTCAGCCTGCTTCAATTGCATCTTACCTTGTATCTCAGCTTGTTGCTTTTGCATCTCCATCTGTGATTTCATCTCTTGTGACTTTAATGCTTGTTGAGCTTGCATTGCTTGAGCTTGCATCGCTTGTTGTTGTTGCTGCTCTTGTAATGCCTTACGTTTTACTTTAAGTAATTGATTAGCAAGTTTGATGTTTTTTATTTCTCTAATATCAATAGCATCTTCTAAATTAATATCACCCTTAGATAATGCCATCTGAATGTTGGCTTCTAGTTGAGCCTTTTGTTCTTCATCAGGAGCTACTTCAATAAAAATACCAAAGTCATAAATATACAAGTCTTTAATATCCTCAAGTATACTTATATTATATTTACCTATAGCATTAGCAAAATCATCTTTAAAATCTGCATACTGTAAAATATCTGCAACTCTGTATGTTATTGCTTCAGCTAAACTTCTATATATGTATAACGAACCATCAAGTATATGTCTAGTTGCTACATTAGAATTTAAAGCAGCTAATTTTTGTAAGCCAACCAACGAGTTAGGATCAGGTGAAGATGCATCTCTAGCTTCATTTAATCCAGTTACTTGCCTTATCATATTTAAATAATGATTATAGTTTCCAATAAGCATTTGTGTTTTACTTGCACCTGAGCTAGATTGTAATTCTTTAATTGGAACTTTACCTTGATTATAGTCTCCATCTTGCGTATAGCTTCTACCTATAACAGAACCTGTTTGGAAATATAATCTCAATGCATCTTCAGGATTATAAGCATTACCTGTCCCTAGGTCTACTTCATTCAATCCATCAGCATCAATATATACTCCATCAGGAACTACTCTTGAAATTACTTGTTGTAGTTTTAAGTGTGTTATCTGTATCAAGTCTGCAAATGGAATCATACGTCTAGTTAAAGACTCAATAACACCTTTGTACATTCTTGGAGCAACTGCTACGTAGTTGGGTAATGCATGTTGTTGAGCTGATTTAGGTCTTACCATATTTTCTGCAAGCTCCCACTTGAGTAAAATATTTGTACCCATAACCATGATACCATCATACCATACGTCAATAGTTTTTTCTATTTTTTCAAACCTTCCTTCTTCCATCATTTCCATTGGAGGATTGAATTGGTCATCTTTCTCTATTATTTTTGTTCCTCCGTTTTCTAATATTTTTTTCTTATAAACTACTTTCTTGGTAGTCTTATAATTAAAATACATAAGAGTAACAGTATCTCTATAGAAAATATCATTTTCATAAAACTGAGCTACATTGTAATAGTCATACCAACTCTGAGAGTATTTAGATATTTCTTCCAAATCTTCTCTGGTTAATGACTGATCAATCTTCATCAGTTCAGTGATGGGTAGTGTTTTAATTTCACCCCAATAGAAACAATCTTTAAAGTGAGGGTCTTCAGTGTAACTATATACAATATTTGCAGGGTCTACATATTTAACTTCAACACCTGCACCTGGTAAAAACTCATGTTTTGTACAACCTATTCCTAAAACTGTTAAATCATAATCAACTCTTTTACGAATATCATTGTAGTGGTTTTCTGCAAAAATAGTATTGATTGCTTCCTCTTCAGCAATTTCAATAGCAGGCTTATATTTAAGCTGCATGTATAAGTTTAATTCTTCATCTGTTTGAGGAAGGTCATCAGGATTCATAATGAAAGGATCAGCTCCAGTTTCTTTCTGAACAATCTGTAGAACATCTTTAGCTGCTGCCTGACCTTGTATCATATCTTGATACTTGCTTCTTTGAGATTGAGACATAGCATCTTCTGCATATGCCTTTACATCAAACAACCTGTCGTTCATTCCATTAACAACGACATCTACAAATTTAGGGATAATAGGAACAGGTGTCCAGTCTAGATTCAAGTAACTTAAATCACCATCAACTGCAAGTTCATTTTTATATTTAGCAACCGACTGTTCACCTCTAGCATAAAGACGCAACCTGTAGAAATCTCTCCACTGATTATAGTATCTGCATTGGTTGCCATCTTTCTTAAACCATTCGTATTGAATAGCTTGACCTATTTGTAAGCCAAATATCTGATGCTTTTTCACTATCAGAAACAAACTGACTTGGAAACCCAACAGAGGAAACATTTATTTTTACGTCTTTCATTTATCTAATTATTTCACTACGATTTCCTTTATTGTTATATCTAGCAAAGTTAATAATAATATTTGATTGTTTTTTTACAGGTTGATAAAGGTGTCTTTGGCAAGCCATTACTGCTAAACCTGAACTTATAGACGCATCAAACTTAGTTCTGTTACTAATATCAAACTTCGCCCAATCTTCTAAAGTTCTATTAAAAGGCATATATCCCATTTCATCCTCCTTAACTAATCCTATGTGAGATTCAATATAAGACTCAATAGCTGCTGCGTGAGCTTGTTTTACTGCTTCACTTGAGTTAGGTATACCTCCAAGTTCTTTTTCTGTCTTAGAGAGCTTGTGTTTAAGTTTGTCTGGTCTATTAATACTAAACCCTCTATATCCTCTATTTTTAAAATGATACAATAATCTAGGTTTATTATTCTCTACTAATATAGGCATTCCATAAAATACACATGCCATCAATACTTCTTCAAAGAATATCTCTGCAGTTTGAGGTCTTGCAACATACTCTAAAAAAAACTGATTACTAGGAGCATCATCCATATTAAACTTGGTTAAGCCATGTAATGCACCATTAGATGCACCACCTCCAACAGTACCTGATATATCATAACTATCACAACCAAAAGCACCTACATGTTCATTTAAAGGAAAGAAATCCCCCCTAGCATTTTTCTTGTACCTATTCTGCATATTCTTTTTAGGAAGCCAACCTACTAAAAATCTTCCCCTGTTGTTAGGAGTCCACACTACTTCAGTGTCTTTGATTCCATTCTTCCAGGAGAAAGAGCCACGAGTTGTATGGTGTTCTTGTATAAGTGAATCATTGTAATCTATCTGCTGATATATTCGTGTAAGATTAAACAATGACTGTTTGCTTTCATCCCTGAATGCATGAGATTCAGTACGAGGGAATTGTCTGTAGAACTCATTTAATGCGTCAGGATCATTCTTTAAACTTTCAACTTCGTTGTTCCAGTAATCTATTACATCATCCATAGGCATACCATACTCATCTATATAACCTTCAAAGTTCCACTCCATAGGGATGAAAAGTGAATATAACCCACTTTTGGTTTGACCATTAGAACTTCGTATTCCTAAATCAGAATCGTAATACAGTTTCTTAAACTCTTCACCTCCTTTACTAAGAGAGTTAGAGGTTGAACCCATCATACATTTACCAATTATTCTTCTACCCAACCTTAAACAAGTTTTGGTAACACGATAATTATTTAGTATATTGTTAGGTTTTAGCCATTTACCACTTTCATCATGAGCTAATAATAAAAGTTTTTCCCCATCATAAGAGTTGTCATCTGTATTTTTCCAGTCAATGGTTGTATCAAGACCCTCCATCTCTTCATCATCAACATCGTACATATTCTTTTTTGTAATCTTTGATGCAGGTATTCTAAAAGCTAATTCAGTTTTTGGTTTATCCATACCATCCTGGACAGGTTTAAAAAAGAACGGATAATTTCTTACAATTGGAACAACCTTGTCAGTAAACATTTTTTTCGCATCAGAACCAGACTTAGATAATATTCCTATACGAGAGTTTTTAGATATTGTTCCAACATTTGCACATTCTTCAGATGCCATATATGAAAAACCTGAACGTCTGATTTTTAAATATATCATACCAAAGCATCGAGGGTCTGCTTTACATGCCTCCCAAAAAATATAAAAGATTCTGTTAGCTTCCCTAAAATCTGGATAACCCACATCAATCTTTGTCCATTGAAGGTACATATAATGTGATCCAGTTATATATGTACTATTGTTATTGTTTACAAACCAATAGCCTTGTTCTCTTTTGTCAAACTCACTTTCAATATAGTCTACCCATTGAGCTTTGAAGGTGTTAGGATGTTCATTCCATTGGAATATAGATTGTATTTTTAGAACTTCCTTTGGTGGCTCTTTTCTTTCC